ATTCATTATCTTCTTTGTCTTGTTCTATTATAGTTATATCTAAAACTTAATGAAAGGTTAAATAGTTGGTCATTTGATACATACTTTGTTTGGTAGTTTGTATCGACAATGTTAACAGCTAACAACTTATATAATGTTTATTGGGCTGATTACTTTAATGAGTTAATAGATAAGAATAGTAAGATATTTATCGGTTATTTTAAATTAGATGAAATAGATATTAATGAGTTAAACTTTCAATGCAGCTTTTATTTTGAGAATGAGTATTGGCGGTTAAATAAGATTTATGATTATAACCCTTCAAGTGGTGAGCCTACTAAATGTGAGTTCGTAAAGTTAAAGACTTCTATACCATTTGCAGAAGATACGGGTGTACCAATTAAAGGTGGTGTAACTCCATTAAACAATAACGACACAGCCCCTGCAAACACGAATAGAACATTATCAAACAATAGTTATGGAATAAAATCTTTTGGTCAATATAATATTTTACCGACTATTGGAGATGGGATATTAGTAACTGGTAGTTATAACAATGTTGGAATGGGTGCAAGTAATGTAACCATTTTAGGCAGTAGTGGTGTAACAATTTTAGGTGGTCTAAGCAATGTAACTTTAATTAATAGCAATGATGTTGAGGTAACAGAAAGTAATACAAGCTATGTTAACGGGGTGGCAGTTAGTACAAGTGTTCCACAAATACACGTTACAGCAATTACACAAAGTGGAACAGATGCACCAACACCATATCTATTTACTAATACATTAGTTGATAGCACTCCAACGTGGACAAGGTCATCGCAAGGCAGATATGTTTTAAATGCAACAGATTCATTTCCCGATTCTGCAAAAATATGGATAGGTGGACTTGGTATTGATTTTAATAGTGGTTCTTCGGTAGTTGCCCTTTGTGATGGTGCAAATGTTATTAACGGAAACTACATTTTAAGATACGCATCTATTGATGGTTTAATTATGTATGTATATGATTTAGCAGGAGTTTTAACTGATTTGAGTACATTAATAGGAACAACAAAGATATGTTTACCCGAAATAAGGGTTTACCCATAACAATAATATTAAATGGCAACAAAAGATACAATAGAAATAGATGTTAACGTAGGCGAAGGAGTAAAATCCATGAAAACGTTAAAAAAGGAATTTGCAGAAATGCAAAACGAATTAGATGGATTAGTACCTGGCACTCAAAAATATATTGAAACCTTACAAAAGTTAGGTAGCGTTAAAGATGAGATAGGCGATTTAAAAGCAGAGATACAAGCCTTTGCAGGAACAGATGCTAAGGTAGCTGCATTTGGTAATGTTATTGGTGGTGTTGCATCAGGTTTCCAAGCTGCTCAAGGGGCTGCTGCTTTGCTTGGTAATGAAAGTGAGGACTTGCAAAAAGCTTTATTAAAAGTACAAGCTGCAAGTGCTTTAGCTGATGGTATTAAAGGCATTACTGCAATGGGTGATAGCTTAAAGGTAGCAGGAAATGTAGCTAAACAATTAATAACTCAGATATTAGGAGTTGAAACAGTTACAAAGATAGCTGCGGTTGCACAACGTGTATGGAATGCTGTTATGGCTGCCAACCCAATTATGTTGGTAGTAGTGGCTATTACTGCTTTAGTAGGTGGTGTTGCATTACTTGTTAGTGCTTTTGAAAATTCAAAGGATGCCACAGAATTATACATTGAGGCTAACAATAGAGCAATAGAACAAAGTAAGGAAACTGTTAAGAGTATTGATAACGAGATATTAGCTTTAAGTGGACTTGCATCAAACGAGAAAGAAATAATAGAGTTAAAAAGACAACGTTATGCTGAATCGGTAAAACAAGCGGAGTTAAGTACAAAGAATGCAGCAGCAGAGTTAAAAAAAGCACAAACTGAGTTAGGTTTTTTAGATGAGATTACAGCATCAGTAAATGAACTTATTGGAGCAGAAGGAGTGAGGGCAGTACTTCAAGCTCAAAACTCTTTTGATGCACAAAAGAAATTTAAAGAAGAAACCGACAACCTAAAAAAAGCAAAAGCCATTAAACAAGCATTTGATAATGAGCAAAAGCAAAAAGCAATTGATGAAGCGAAGGCAGCAGCAGACGAGAAAGCGGCAAAAGATAAGGCTAATGCTGAAAAGGCAAAGCAATTAAAGATACAAGAGGCTAACGATCTTAAAGAAATACAAAGAAGATTAAATGAGGCTTACATTGATGCTGAAAAGGATAAAAATGAAAAGACAAAGAAACTGCAAGAAGATAAAGATAAAGCAGAAAACGATGCTATTGAGAAAGAGATACAAGAAGATTTCAAAAAGTTTGAAGCAGATAAAGCAAAAAGAAAGTTAGCTGTTGACAAATATAATGAGGATGTAAAAGCAAGTAACGATGCTATTAAAGAAGCAGAAGGTAAAAGTATTGAAGCAATGCAAGGGCTATCAACTGCTTTCTTCGCTTTTAAGTTAAGAGGTGCTAAAGGTAATGCAGCAGAAGAATTAAAGATTAAGAAACAAATGTTTGCAGTTGATAAGGCTTTCAACATAGCAAGAGCAATACAAGATGGTATTCGTTCAGTACAAGCAGCTTTAACTATTCCACCTCCAGGAGGTCAAATATTAGCAGTAGTTAATGCAGCAATAGCAGCAGCAAACGTAGCAAAGATAGCAGCTACACAATTTGAGGGAGGGGCAGCAGCGGATGTTGGGAGTGTTAACGTTTCTGCACCTGGTACATTTACACAAGCCCCTAATGTTGGTAGTGGTGGTGGTAATAACCAAACTCAATTAAATGCGGATGGTAGTGTAAACAAACAAGGTCAACCATCAGTAATTAAGGCATACGTTGTAGAATCAGAAAGCGCAGAAGTATCAAAACGAGTTAATAAATTAAGTGAACAATCTAAAATATAAAAATTATGAATTTACCAGTGTACAAATTAGTAATAGATGATAGCGATGAGTTGGGAGTAGACTTCGTTGCTTTAGTTGATAAACCTGCAATTGAAAAGAATTGGATGGCTTTTAATGAAGCTAAACAATACAACTTTGTAGCAGATAAAGATAGAAAATTAATTAGCGGTGCTTTAATGGCAGCAGATTTACCGATTTATCGTAGAGATGAAAGTGGTGAGTACTATGTAATATTTGACAAAGAGCAAATCGAAAAGATAGCACAACGTTATTTTAAAAGTGGATTTATTCACAATGTAAACATGATGCACGATGCCGATCGTAAAGTAACGGGTGTTTACATGGTTGAATCTATGATTATAGATAAAACAAGAGGAATAAGAACTCCCGAAGGTTATCCAACACTAACAGAGGGCAGTTGGTTTGGAACTTTTAAAGTTGATAACGATGAGGTTTGGAATGATTTTATAAAGACTGGAGTTTTTAAAGGATTTAGTGTTGAGGGGGCTTTTGCTCATAGAAAATTAACAGATATGCCACAAGAACAGATCGAAGGAGTGGCAGAAAGAATCCAATCTTTAAAAGAAAAACTAAAAAAGTTTGCAACAACGAAATAAATTAATACTTAATAGTATGGACAATAAACAATCTTTCAAAGAAATAATGAGCGAACTTGCTGCTATTGGCAAAGAGTTTTTCGCATCAGAAGTAAAAGAGCAATCTTTTATTGACTACAAAGCCGAAGATGGCTCAATAATTAGAACAGATGCGCCTGAAATTGCAATAGGTGTTAAACTTCAAGTTATTACTCCCGAAGGTGTTATGGATATACCTGCTGATGTAACTGAAATGGTAGTTATGGTTAACGATGTACCTACTAAAGTTTACTTAGAAAATGGTATAGTAATGGGTTTAGAGCCTAAAGATATGGAAGAAGCTCCAGTTGTAGAAGGTCAGCCTGTTATGGAAGAAATGCAATCGGAAGATTTTAGCGCAAAGATTGCATCTTTAGAAGAAAGAATTGCAGCACTTGAGGCAGCAGGTCAATTGTCAACTCAGGAAGTACAAAAGGCTAATGTAACAATTGCAGAGGCAGCTTCAAAGATTGCTCAACAAAATGATTTAAACACTAAACTATTTTCTTTAATTGAGAAGTTAGCAGATGCACCAAGTGTAAAGCCTACCTCAACATCTAAAGAAAAATTTAGCAAACCTACTCCAACACTTTCTGTATTGGATGAATTTAGAAAAAACAACTTTAAATATTAATTAAAAACAAAAAAACAAAATGGGATTTTCATTATCATTAACCGCATACGTTGAAGAAAACAAAGCGGACATTATCACAAAAGCCATCTTAGGTGGTGTAACATTAGGCCTAGGTGTAGATATCAGAACAGGTATCAAATCAACCATGGCTATTCCTAACTTAGATGTAAGTGTACCTTTTCAATCAGGTAGTACTTGTGCATTTAACACATCAGGAACAACTACTATTAACCAAATTTCTTTAGCAACTTCGCCTATTGCGATTTCACAAGAATTTTGTTTAAAAGATTTAGAAGCGTACTACACTCAAAAGTATTTACCTGCAGGAGCAAATGAGCAATCAACTTCTATTGAAGGTCAAATTATGGATAGAATGTCTGCACGCGTTGCTTCACAAGTTGAATCAATGATTTGGCAAGCGAAAACAACTTACACAAATAGCACTACATTAAAGCAAATCAACGGTTGGTTATCAACTATTGATACTGCTGGTACTGCTGTTGCTGCAACCGCTTCAACAATCAATTCTACTAACGTATTAACTATCTTTGATGATGTTTATGCAAAAGTACCTGCTGCTGCTTTATCAAATGAGCCAATTGTAGCTTTTTGTGGTATGGACACTTTCCGTATCTTAGCAGCTAAGATTACTTCTACTTATGGTATCTATGGTTCTAACTATAATACTGATGGTGTTTGGGCTAAATTTACTTTAATGTACCCAGGTACTAATATGAAAGTAATCGCAGTACCAGGTTTAAATAACGATAATCCAGTTGATACAGGTGTTCTTCCAACAGCAGTTAAAAATCGTATTATTGCTACTTACGCATCAAACTTATTATTCGGTACTGATTTACAAAGTGATTTAGGTAACCTTGAAGCTTGGTACGACCAAAACACACGTAAGATGAAAATCTATGGTGAGTTTAGAGCAGGTGTAGCGGTTAAATACATTGATCACGTTGTTCAATACACAAATTCTTAATAATAACTTAGGGGTGTAAAAAGCCCCTTTTTAAATACATTTAAAATATGCCATGTATAATTGTTGAAGGGGTAACCCTCGATTGCCGACAAGGGGCAGGTGGGGTAGATAAAATCTACTTAACCGAATGGGCTAACGTTGCATCTGTTACAAGTGCATCGGGTTCAATTTCAGCTATTGGAATGAATAGCGGTAAAAAGTTTTGGGAAGTTCAATTAGAAATGGAAGATGCTTTATTTAATGAAGATGCTACTATTTCTGTTGAAAACGGAACTACTTTTTACGCTCAAACATTAACGTTTTCTGTTTACAAAATGACAGCTAAGAATAGAAATATTGTTAGATTGTTAACTCAAAACAGATTAGCTGTTATTGTTAAAGATATGGATGGTGTTTTCAGATTAGCAGGTGAAACGAGAGCAATGCACTTAACTGCATCAGCATCTACAACTGGTAAAGCATCAGGAGATAAGAATGGCTACAATATTACCTTAACTGGTAAAGAGCCATTACCTTCTAACACAGTTTCATCTGGAATCATTGCAGCATTATTAGTTTAAGTTTTTCATGTTTATAGTTAAGAGGCAGCCCTGTAAGGTTGCCTTTTTTTTTGCAACTTAGTTAATTTTTGGTACTTACTATTATGCAAGTTATCACAAAGCAGTCAAACAATACTTTAGTATTTACTTTAAGTGAAAAGGTAACTTTAAATGCACCTTATTATTTCTTGTTTAGTTTTAAAGGCCAAACAGAAATGAATCCAAAGAATTTTATTGTTGCAGATACTTCTATCTATCCTAACAGATACAATAAATTTTTAATTACCGAAACAAGTGGCACAGAAAACCTAACAAGTGGAGTGGTTAATTTATCGGATGCTGGTTTTTATGAATATGCAATTTATGAACAAACAAGTTCAACTAATTTAGATATTAGAAATACAACTTCTTTATTAGAAATAGGAATGATAAAAGTAAATGGTAGTGCTGTGATTACACAAGCCTACGACAATCAAACAAAAACTTACATAACGTATGGAGAAGGATAATTTATATAATTTTATTTCCCTTAAATTATCGGCTCATAAAACACCGATTTTTAAAGAAGAAAAGCAAAAAGACTGGATAATTTATGGTGCTGAGAAAGGTGATTATTATAACAATTACCCTGGTTATCTTACTTATTTGTATAATCGTTCATCTAAGCAAAATGCTTTTATCAATGGCAAGGTGCATTACATTTGTGGTAATGGTGTTGGTTTTGATGCACATGGATTAAACATTGAGGCTAAAGCAAGTGTAAATGATTTCTTAAATAAGCCTAATGATAATGGTGATACTTTAAAAGATGTTATTAAAAAGTCAGTATTAGATAAGAAATTGTATGGAGGTTTTTATTTAGAGCTTGTTTGGAATAAGTCGGGTAAATCTTTTGAGATATACCACATGGCTTATAATAGTTTGAGAAAGGCAAAGAATGATGATGGTTATTGGTATTCTCGTGATTGGGCTAATAAAAGACAAGATGAAGAAACAACGGGTTTAAAATATATTGATGCTTTTACTCCCGAAGGTGGAACGGGATCACAAATATATTGTGCAAAAGAATATAGACCTGATTTAGACTACTATCCGTTGCCTGATTACTTAGCTTCATGTGTTTATGCAGAGATTGATGTTGAGTTAAGCAATTACAGATTAAATGCCATTAAGAGTGGTTTTAATTCAGGTACTATTATTAGTTTTAATAATGGTAGACCAACTGATGAGGAACGTGAGAACATCGAAGATAAATTAAAAGAAAAATTTGTAGGAACGGACCAAGCAAATAGCTTATTAATTAATTTTAGTGCAAGTAAAGAATCAGCACCAACCATTGCAAGGTTAGCACCTCAAAATGTGGATACTCAATTGGATTCTTTGAATGACCAAGTTACACAAGAGTTAATCATAGGACATAGAATAACTAACCCTATGTTAGTAGGTATTAAAACACCTGGCGAACTTGGGGGAACAAACCAAATTTCTGAAAGTTTTTTACTTTATCGTAGTACTTACATAGAGCCTAATCAAAAAGAGATTGAGAAAGAGTTTAATTATTTATTAACTTTAAAAGGCTTTGCGAATCGAATTTATTTAAAAGAAGTTACACCAATGCAAGAGGTTTTACCGATTGAGGAAAAGGTAAAGGTAATGACTAAGAATGAGATAAGAGAAATGTTTAACTTAGAGGCTATTGAAGAAGTAGAACCTGTTAAGCCCGTTATTAGTTCAACTGTTCATAGATTTGAAGAAGATGAGTGTTGTAGCCATTCTTTTAATGCAGAAGATATTGAAAACACAATAGAAGTATTTAGGCAATATGGTGAAGATATTGATAAGTTTGAGTTTATAGATAAGAAATACTTATTTAAGTTTTCTATTGATGATGTATTTGAAAATGAAGTAAAAAATTATTCATTTGATATATTAGAGGGTGATGTAAAGTTACTTTACAGAAACATTATAGACCTTTTAAGCAAAGATCCATTAATGAGCAATAATTCTATTGCAGATGCTTTAAAAACTCCATTAAACAGAGTTAGAGTAGCTGTTGATAGGTTAATTAAAGATGGTGCTATTAGTTTAGGTAATGAAGATGTGCCGAATAGAGTACCAACTAAAGAAGCCATTAAGGTTATTGATGAGCAAGGCGCAAAGACTGAGAATTTAAGAATAATGTACACATACGAACCAAGACCAGGACAAAAGGCTTTATTGCCAACATCTCGTGAGTTTTGTGTTAAGTTAATGAATGCAGGTAAGATATACAGCCGACAACAAATAGAACAAATTAGTTCGGTAGTTGGTTATGATGTGTGGGCGCAGCGTGGCGGTTGGTGGACACGTAAAGGCGGAGAGGTAACAACTCCATATTGCAGACACGTATGGGTTCAAAACGTAGTTAGAATTAAGAAATAATGGCAACAATATTATTAGTAACAAGTTCATATGTTAAAGATTACACTTTCATCGACCAAAATGTTGATGAGAAGTATATCCGTATTAGCATAGAAGAGGCACAAAAAATACACATTCGCCAATATATTGGTAGTGGTTTGTATGATGAAATAATAACACAAGTAACTAATTCAAGCGTAACAGCTTTAAATACTACTTTGTTAGATAATTACATTATCCCTGCGCTTAAATGGTGGACTTTAGTAGAGGCTGCACCTTACTTAACATACAAGGTAACTAACAAAAATATCGTAAGAAAGAACAGCGATAATTCAAGCGGTATAGATTACAATGAGTTGGACCAATTTATGAATATGGTAGTTGATAAAGCGCAGTATCATTCGGCTCGATTAATAGCTTACCTATGTGAGTACTCAACAAGTTACCCATTATATGATAATCCTGGTGATGGGGTAGATACTATTTACCCTAAAAGGTCAGCATTTGATTGTGGCATTTATTTAGGCAAAACTTTTAAACCTACAAGTTATGAAGAAAGATTCCAAAACAGAAACATCCAATAAAAAAAAGAATACAAGTAAGGGTGTAAAAAACTACACAAAGATTAAACTTTTAAAACAATACATAAGTGGTAACACTAAACCAAGTAATAACGAACCTAAGTAACATTGCATCTGCTCATTATCAATTAAAGTCTTTTGGTAATGGTTCGATACAAGAGTTTGCTACAAGTGGCACGACTAACTATCCTGCTATGTGGGTGGATTACGAACCATCCCAGGTACAAGGTCGTAGTTATTTACACGTTTTAAGAATTTATGTTTGTGATAGATTAATTAAGGGTAAAAAGAATGAATTAGATGTTTTTAGTGATACTCAGCAGATTTGCTTAGATATATTAGCACAAGTTCAAAGTAACATTTATGGATGGAAGTTAGTTAGTGATTCAGTTACATTAAGTCCATTTAGTGAGCCTCGTTTTGATGATGAAGATGCTGGTTATTACTTTGATCTAACATTAAAAGTACCTTTTGATTACGATAGGTGTCAGATACCATTTACAGCAGCTATAACTAATGCAAGTCAATACCCTTCAAATACGGGGAGTGCAGCAGGTACAATTAACGTGTATATTGATGGGGTGTTACAAAGTTCAACAAGTTCAACAGATTTAGACAATGAAACAGTTAATATATTATGGACATAAATATAAATAGTCAAATTTTAGTATATAATGATTTAGCATCGTTTCCTGTAACGGGGGCTGCTAAAACATTCTATGTGGCAGATGATACTGAAAAGCTTTATCGTTGGACTGGCAGTGCTTATGTTGAGGTTTCAACAGGTGGCGGTGTACCTTACACTGGAGCAACTCAAAATGTTGATTTAGGCGAATATGAATTAAAAGCAGGTCAAGTTGAATTTGACCAAACACCAACGGGCACATCAGGTGTTGCAGTAATGCGTTGGAATGATACCGATGGAACTTTAGATTTAGGTTTAAAAGGTGGTAATGTAACACTTCAAGTTGGGCAGGAGCAAGTTGTAAGAGTGGTAAACAAAACAGCTACAAATATAAATCTATTAGAAGCCAATTATCAAGCGGTTAGAATTACAGGCGCACAAGGTCAAAGACTAAAAGTAGATTTAGCACAAGCTACAAATGATACATTAAGTGCAGAAACAATTGGACTTGTAACTGAAACTATTAATAATAATCAAGAAGGATTTGTTACAACAAGCGGATTAGTAAGAAACATAAATACAACGGGCAGTTTACAAAGTGAAACGTGGGCTGATGGGAATATACTATACTTATCACCTACAACTGCAGGTAGAATCACAAATATTAAACCAACTGCGCCCAATCATATAGTTATAATTGGTTATGTTATTCACTCTCATATTACCCAAGGTTCTATTTTTGTAAAAGTCGATAACGGTTATGAATTAGAAGAATTACACAATGTAACTTCAACTAATTACACAACTCCAATAGATACAGATAGTGTATTGACCTACGATGTTACTAACTCAATTTGGAAACGATTAACATTAGCTAATTTAAGAACTGATGTTTTAGATGGGTTTAATACTGTTAATTTAATTCGTCAAGAATTTACTTATACAAGTGGAGCGCAAACATTCACATTAAGCAACTCAGCAAGTGCTGTTTATTCGGTTTTCGTAAATGGTCAAGAATTAAGACAATCTCAATATACAGTTGTAACAACTACCTTAACAATAGTTGATACTTTAGAAGCGAGTGATAGAGTTGATGTTATTTATTCAAATGCAACTTTAGGTATTAATCCAAGCTATACAAAGGCAGAAACAGATACTTTATTAAACGCTAAGGTAACTTCAAATAGTGCCATTACAGGTGCTACAAAAACGAAGATTACTTATGATGCTAAAGGTTTAGTTACAAGTGGTGCAGATGCAACAACTGCGGATATTGCAGCAAGTACTAATAAGAATTACGTTACCGATGCACAAGCTATTGTTATTGGTAATACAAGCGGAACAAACTCAGGTGATGTAAGTGTAACAGATGGGAGTACAATAGACTTTACATTAACAGGTCAAGCATTAACAGCCGAGGTAAAAGATAACTCAATAACAGAAGCTAAGCAAATATTAGCAGATAACACGACAAATAATGTTTCAACTGCTAAACATGGTTACGCTCCCAAGTTGCCAAATGATGCAACTAAATTTTTAGATGGTACTGGAACTTATAGTGTACCTGCAGGAAGTGGAGGAGGTTCATCAGCAACAAGTAATTTATTCGCTTACTATAATTTTATATAAAAACAAAAAAATATGATGACTTACACAGCACC